ATTACTACGTTGCAACGATATAAATCCTGCAAGGTCATGGCTCGGAGAACTCGCAGATTACTCTACGATAAATAAGTATGGCGAGAGCCGATATTCGCATTCGAGTTCGACCAATCGTTATTCGAGTTCGCATAAGC